GTTACTGTTCCCGTTCCTGTCCCTGCGCCTCGCTGCTATCTGGTCATGCATCAACCACAGCATACTGAGGTCATCTGCATTCTTATCTACCCTCATAGTAGGCACATAGCTCTTAGCTATTATGTATGCCTTATGTGCTATGTCCTGTGTATCAAAGTACCCTAGCGTGATGTTCTTATAATCAATACACAACATACTTCTCCACATACCATACTTAGAATAGTAACTAACCCCTGTGTAGCCTGACTTATTACGCTTACTAACCTTACGCTTACCATGATTCTTAGTAGGTAGGCTGGCTATCCTATCTAATTCTTTTTGCTGTTTAAATAACGATCTAAGTACCATCATCTCTGATCTGTACCATCTATTAGCATCTCTATCAGGCTTCTTCTGCTTCCAGCGTTCCTTATTGATCTGACCGCCTACTTGCGTATAGCCATCATTACCACCAGGGGCAGTATTCCATCCTATATATGGGATAGGTCTAAGGGTATGCTCTATATGCTCACAGTATTCCCTTGTTTCCCCTACAGTTACCACATCAAATATCAGATCATCCTCATCTTTAAGGACTTCATATAGCTGATTATTCTTTCGGTTATTCCTAGTAAGAGCTAAATGCTCCAACCATCTTTGTTTGGCGGGATTCTTGGTTATGCCAATATAGCCTTCTGAATACATATCCTTTTGCTCTGGAGTGTGTATCCAATACACGATTGGCTTACCTTTAGGTTGTAATTCTGTCTTATTAAAACTGTAATTCATATCTTCTCTAATAATGTTAGTACGCTTAGATAGTCCTCTATCCTATAGTCCCTAGTAGGTATCCCATAGTGTCTGTATGTACCCCTCTGTTCTAATGTAGTCTTAATGCTATGGCATGAGTGGCATAGTGATTGGAATACATTTAAATAGAACGCTTCCTCATTAAGCTGGGACCAAGGGAATAGGTGGTCTATATGTAGGGCGGGAGTTATTCTACCCTCTGATAAGCAAGCCGCACATAGGGGGTGTGTGCTGAGTTGTATCTGTCTTAGCTTACGCCATTGGGTAGCCTGGTACTTATCTATCCCAGCCTTACGCTTATCGCTACTGTTATATCGCTTATGGTTAAAGGTATCTCTACCACCATGCTCCATACAGTATCCATTGAACTTACTGCGTTCATGCTTACAGCCTAGGTCTAGGCACTTAGTGTATTTAGGGATGCTTGGCATATTGTCATTATCTTATCTTGTTTATTACAGCTGTGGTGCGTTGTATGGGCGCAACTTATTTAAGGAATGTTAGCTTATAGATTGTGCTGTCCAAAAGGGTCATTACTGTATCAATCTCATTTTGGATGTTGCTATATTCGGAAATAGCTTCACGATTGGCAATAACATAATCCCTAATGGATTTTAGGTAGTCCAATGGGCTAGCATCAGTATTACCAAACATTGATGGGTAGCCTGTAATAATCTCGCTTTCACAACCCTGTAGGGCTTCGGCTATTGTGTCTGCCGCATCTACGATATTCTCATAATAGGCTTGTAATGCCTTATGTTGGGCATAGCTTGTAGTCTGTAAATGCTTAAAGTGAACAATAGTGGCTGAATGTAGCAATGTTCCTACAAACTCACCAATAATGGATTGATTCATGGCAGATTCCTCTTTAAAGCCTGAAGCATGGGCGGCTTGCCCAACTTGAATGGCTTTTTGCTTAGTAGTGAATGGTCCTTTTGATCCCCAGTACCATCCATCAGGTTTTTTAATAATAGGCATACGCTATTTTAACTCTTATTAAGTAGATTAACTAGGCGTATTGCCGCATCTACATTATCTATTCTCACTACAGTTGATCCATGCCAATTAAGCATAAAGGCTTCTTGGGCTGGGGTGAACTTAGCTTTCTCATCGCATTTAATCTCAACCAGTATGGTTTTGCCATTGCGACCTACGACTAAATCAGGAAATCCACCAGCTACACGGCTTGTATCAAATACAGAGCAACCCAAATCTCTCAGGGTTTTAACTATAATTGAATGATTAGCATCTACACGCCTAGCGTAACTCATTGATATTTAATCTAAATGTGGTTTAATAGTTGAACTTTACCATTAAAGGTTATAAATGCCTAAGATATTATCTGATGAAGAATGGATTGAATCATGGAAAAAATGTGGTTCAGTAACAGTATTTGCCGCTAAACATAAAATGGCTGATAGGAATATATATGCCAGGCGCAGAAGGTTAGAAGCTAAATATGGCATAGATTTATCTAGCTTTAACAGCCAAAATCCAGCATATAAAGTTAAAAAGGTAGATCAAGCCCCACATAATGTAAGAAGGGGCATTGATATAGATAAAGTTAAAAGAGTAATCGTATTTTCAGATGCTCACTTTACAGATACAACAACAACGGCATTTAAAGCCTTGTTGAAAATGATTAAAGAATTTAAGCCCCAAGTGATTATCTGTAATGGTGATGCTTTTGATGGGCAAGTTCTTAGCCGATTCCCTTCTATCAATTACGACCAGAAGCCTACAGTATTAGAAGAATTAACCGCCTGTCGTTGGCACTTAGATGAAATTGTTAAAGTTAAGCCGCCAGGATGTGAGTTGATCTGGACATTAGGCAATCACGATATGCGCTATGAATCATGGTTGGTCAATAAAGTGCCTGAGTATTCTGGAGTTGATGGATTTAGCCTTAAATACCATTTTCCTGAATGGAAAACTTGTTGGTCTTATTGGATTGGTGAAGAAACAATCATTAAGCATAGGCTGAAGGGCGGTAGAACTGCTGGCTATGGCAATCTATTAGCCGCTGGCAATACAAACATAGTTACTGGTCATACCCATGTATTAGCCGCCCAGCCAATATCTAATTACCAAGGCACTTATTGGGGTGTCCAAACAGGATGCTTGGCTGATCCAATGAGTTCTACCTTTGAATACTGTGAAGATGGACCTAAAGATTGGCGTTCTGGCTTTGTAATGTTGTCATTTGACCAAGGGCGTATGTTGATGCCTGAGTTAATTATGGTTAGCAATGAACAGGCTGGCGAGTTTGAATTTCGTGGGCAGATTCACAAGACATGAAGCTAACGCCTTCTATCCTTCGCAATCTGTATTCAGCAATCTATTGCATGAAGCCTATGGATAGATGGTCTATGCCATTGCCTGAAGAAATCCATTTTGTAGTAGATAAAGACCCGCAATTAATGGGCTCTTATATGTACGATGATGGCGAGAAGTATGAGCATACTATTACTATCTCATCAGCTAGGTGTGGGCATCTTGATACTGTTATCAGAGTGCTTTGCCATGAGTGCATCCACATGAGTAGGCATAAAAGCCATAGATGGACCCATCACGACAATGAGTTTAGAAGAAGGGCTAAAGCTATATCTTCTGAGCTTGGCTTTGATGCTTTAGAGCTTTAAACGCTTTTCAATCTCTCGATCTAAATACCATCTGGCTTTACGCAAATCCTCAATAGCATCCTGTTTTAAATCGGCTCTCCAAATGTATTTAATAGCATTGCCAAGGCAAAACCCCATGTGTTCTGTAATCTGGATACACTCAATGCCGCTAGGATGATTGGTGTAATGTTTTGGATGGTTTACTGGATCAGTCATCTAATAAATCCTTTATATCAATACCTCGTTTAAATAGCTCTTGCCTTAACTTACGCATAGCTCGTTCAATAATCTCTGTAACGGCTTGATGGCTTATGCCTAATTCTTCGCCTATTTCTCTAAGGCTTTTCGGTTCTTGGTTCACTTAATTTATTTTCCAAGTCTTTTATCGACTGCTTCCAGTAAGCTCTCGAAGCTAATGTTCCATTTATTGATAAAACCCTTTGCACCCAATCCGTGAACACCAGAGTTTCCCCGATGGTGTTCTGGGCATAAAGGCAAGATAGGGGATGTAGCCCGTTTAGCTCCAAATCGGCGCACATGATGGAGTTCTGCCGCAGAGCCTTCAATCCCAAGGACTTCGGAACAGAGAATACATCCGAGTTCTGCAATCTTGTTAAGTGCGATCTTTTCACTTTTACTCGCCATCGTAACATTCGCAAGGTATATCAGTAGAAAACATTTTCATTTGAGCTTCATCTGAATCAATTAATTCTTTCCATGAATAATTCCTACCTAGACCTTTAATTGAAGTAAAACTTTCTTTTGCATTTTCTTCCATTGCTAATGCTCTTTTTATTAAATCAGGATGAGTTTTAGCCATTTGCAATATTTCTCTAGGTTTAGAGCTAGGGCAAAAAAAGCAAGCAGACTTTCCAGGCAAAGGTAATCCAGCGGCTTTAATTGATTCTATACACTCATCTCTGCCCATATTCCATTCTACTAATGGATATTGCATATTGTATTTTGCTGTTATTTTTTCGTCTAAAACTCTATTTGCTCTATGTGGCTCATCAGCATCATATCCAATGTATTTATTAACCTTTTCTCCTTTAGCCCATATTTCTTTGACCATTGGATGATTTTTAATATATTTATCTTGTGGTTCACCTTTAAATTGTTGGCTACATTTTTTATATCCAAAGGCTATAGAAGGCAATGTTTTATGACCCAAACAAAATTGTTCAAGCCCCATGTGTTTGCTTGGCGTTTCAGCTTTTACATAAACAATTTCTGGAAAACCTTTTGATACTAACCAATCGCTAAACATACGCATATATTCGTAAGTTTCTGGTCTTTCGCCGCCAGTATCAGCAAAAGTAATTAAATCGCATGGAATACCACGATTAATCATTTCAATTAATAAAGCTGTGCTATTGGTCCCAGCACCATAAGAAACAATATTCATTATTGTTTATGCTCCAAAGTAGCTGTTTCCAACTGAATAGATAAATCTGATAGTTCAATAGCAATATCTTGGGCTTTATCAAAATTGCCTTTTAATGTGGCATCGTGATAGTCCTTTAGCTTTGCTTTAATCTTTAAATACAACTCTGAATAATCGGTCATCCCAGCATCCTTTCAACTTGTCTGTTTGTGGCTTGTTGCGTTCTCCATGTTTCCCAACGCATCTTAGCCGCTTCTAATTCCCATCTTAGCTTCTCTACTTCTTCTGTTGCAACCCCGATAGCCGTACATAGCTCTTGATATTCAGGGGAACGATATGCTTCCCGTTCTTGTGCGCCAAGGGATAATTCAGCCGATTTCGCCATCTG